AATTCTTTTCCCGGTCCCATTATCGGAAACAAAGAACAAGCCATTATCAGTAAGCTGGATAGGAGATCCCTTGGTTGCGCCAATAAGACTGGGGATCTTCTTGATGTCATAGAATCCTCCAGAGCCAAGATTATCAGGCCCCTCTCCTGCGACCATGTATATTGATCGCTGTGTAAATATAAAGAGGTTTCCATCCATGCTGCCAAGTGCAGTTGGAGGATCTGAGATATTGTTCGGAGTCTTTATGTAGAGGGCTTCATTAAATGCAGCACCAAACCCATCGTTCACTAGCTTGCTATAATAAACAACATCATCCTTGCCTATGACAAACACTCTGTCTCTGTGAGCAATGACGTATCTTGCCGAAGTAGGAGGAGGTCTATTAGCAAGCTCCCCTGAATCAGTGTAGAGAAACTTCCCTGTTGCGGCTACAGCATCCGTGATGTTGTCCTCTACCGTAATAATATCGCTCCCCTTATCAAGAGAAATACTCATTATTTGATTATAGAGAGAGCCTCCGGTTTGAGTCCTATAGATTGCCGCACTTACTCCATCTTTGTATGGCTGCTGAATCCACGGCTGAGGGTGGAACCCGCCATAATCAAGGCCCGTTATCGTTACGTTTACTTTCTCATGGGTAGAGTCATACGTTACTTCAACAGAGTCAGAAGGCTCGCTCTGGTGAAGATTGCCTTGTGCATCTACCCACTCATACACAACCTTGTAGAATAGCTTACCATATGCACCGTCGGCGGAAGTACCAACAGCACCGCTACTTGAACTAACAAGTGCGGCTGCCACCATTGGCCGCTCAACAAAATTTAGTGCATGGAATTTTTTGCCATCGTACTGAAAGAGCCCCTTATCTGCCACATAAAGAATATCGTGAAGCATTCCTTTGCTTGCGGCAGGGATATCAATTCTTTCTTCATTGTACCGCCTAAAGTCAAACAAGGTGGTGATTGAATTAAGCACCAGTGTTCCGGCTGTTCCAAATCTGTCAAAAGAACTGCCAACAGGAATAGCAACGGCGGAGCCATTTAGATGCTCAGTGCTTAGATCGGTCACAGAGTCAGACTGAAATATATCTACATTAAATTCCTCGTCAAAAGTAGAGAGAGGTAGGTGATCTCTTCTCCACCCAGGGCTGAAGGAGTCGTAAAGATAGGTTCCATCAACCTGAATTCCGAAGACATTAACAATGCCACCGGTCTTCTTAAACTCTAGCTGAGTCATCGTTCCGGAGCCGCTTGCAACAATATCAAATAAATCGTGTGCAGATGTTGTGGTGAGACTCGTAAAGCCTCCTGTTCCATTCAGACGCCACTCAATTGCAGCGCCAGACGAATTAACCCCAAAGAAAACTTTAACACTAGAGCTGTAGATAATTGGTGGCTCAAATGTCACAGACATCGTTTGCCCTGAGATTGAAGAGCATGGATTTGTGAATGTTGCACCGGTGAAGTTATTAAACATGTTCTGAGGAAGGCTAGCTGCACTAGTATTCATGTTTGTTACATTTGCGCTGAACCTTCCAGGGTGATCATTGGTATTCGTTTCAAAAAGCTCTATTGACTTTATGGCCTGATCTGATTGATTTGCGACCTCGGTATTGTCAGCGTGAGTAATCCCAAGCGATACAGGGCCTCTGCCTAGCGCAAACAAAAGTCTTGAAGACTGTGATATAAATGTTCCAAGAGCGCTTTTTGAATTAGCATGGATACTGTCAATCTGGAATATTTTGCAGACAGTCCCGGTAGTCCCGCCCATTGTCTCGTTACCAATTTCAAAATAAAGCTGAACATCATCCGTAGAAGTTGTTCTTGGGTTAAGGCTGTCTCTAAAGATACATCTAATAAAGTTATTGCTGCCAACGTCTGCTAGAACTTCATCATTGCTAGAGCCACCCTCTGCCGATGTGATTAGATGAATGTTTGAATCATCCTGATATGCTACCGATAGTTTATTGGCATGTGATCCTGTAACTCTTGTTCGATGAATCGCAATATGAGAATGAAATGTCCCATCAATTTGATGCTCCCAAATAGAGCTGCTTAAGGTGTTCTCGGGTGTTGTAAGCTGATAATGTCGAACATAAGTATTTCCGCCTGTTGCAAAGGTAGCTGCAATATTTATTTTAAAGACATTATAACTATCACAAACATCGAAAGATGCAGTGCTTAACTCATAACTGCCTCCAACCGTTAGCGGATAATTAGCAGATGCAAAAATCTCTGTTCCTGCCTTGGTTGTTGCCCCTGCCGAATCTTCAACGACGATCGGGTTTGTTGTAGGGTCAACGACCCAGACCTTGAAGGCCCCTTCATCCTCACCAAATATATAAAACTTGCCAGCTCCCATATTCCAGACCGGCTTCATTCTTCGGCCATTGTTCCCCGAGAACTCTGCGGCACCAAGCTTTATGTCTGACTCAATTACGGAATTAGTCTCTCTATCGACAATAGAGAATCTCTTATTGTAAACCTTCTTATTGTTGGTCCTGTCCCAGTCAACATCGACGAAGGTAACACAGGCCCACTTTCCATCATGGCTAATTGCGGTGTTTGAATCTTCCTGCCTTACGACAGAGCCCTTGGATACAGGGATTGCCGAATAATCAATCCCCTCCGAGAATCCTTTGTTACCGATAAACTCTCCAGAGCCATAGCTATAAACAGAGCCAGCGGTTACTGTCCCTGAAGATGCCCTGTCTCCAATGATTGTGTTTCTGGCAACTACTGAGTTCTTGTATTCCACAACATCGCTAGCGGCCTTATCCACAAGGGAATACCCATTGCGCTTATCAATCGCCCCTATCTTAGAAAACCTACCATTCTCAAGAGTAACAAGATGCTCCGGTGGCAAGATCTTGTGATCTACCTTCCCTTGAACACCATTCGCAAATTTAATACTGGATTTATGTTTTCTTAATGGCATTTAAAATATCCAAAATGAAACAGTTAATTCGTTACCACCTAGTATGCTCAAGCTGTAATAAAGAGATTCATCACTACTTGCTTGAGGAACAAAATGATCAAAGGTCTGGATAACTCCTGTCTTCTTATTTCTAATCATGACAGGGAAGGCCCCCTTAAACTTTCGACCTAGACCATGACCCACTGCCACCGTAGTCCCGCTTGGAACATCAACAACAATAAGCTTGCCATCCAGAATCTCTTTATCCTTAAGAAACCCTACGGACTCTTGGAGTATCGACTGATGCCTATTCGCAACCTCATTACCCCCATATTGCGAATCAAATCGCTTCATCTAAAAGCTCGAAGCCAACCAGAGCGTGTGCCCGTTAGTTCATCAGAAATACCTCCTGGTTCACCGGCATCTCTATTGGCTGCTGCTTCCTCAATTCTCATTCTAATTGCTTCAAGCTCTCGCTCAATAACAGTAGTACTAAGCTCTTCTTTTTCCTTCATCTTATAAACTGCGGTGACAATTGCGTACTCTTCCCAATTTGACATAATGAAACTGTTAATCTCGTCATCGTCATCTTCAAGGTCTGAGAATGCAGGAACATACCAAAGCTTAATGGTTGAAGTTGTGTTTGGCTCAGGAATGAATTCAATGCCATTCCCTCTAATTTGATACTGGTAATCTGTGTAACCACCACGACCAGTGATTGCAGTAGCCACATATCTATCACGTTCCTGAAATGAGAATCGACGGACCCTGATTGTCTCCCCAGAGTCAGTAGCATCTACGCCAAGACACTTGTAGAAATTTCTAATTCCTAGCTCGTCAAAGGTGTATGTAGTCTGACCGCTAACAAGACTGAACTCCTTAGAGGTGACATAGTAATCCTCAAATTTTTGAACGAGGATATCATGCAGCTCACCAAGACCGACATTGATATAACGGTCAATCTCGGAATCGGAAAAGAAGTTATTCCCAACAGCATCAGCCCTGGTTCTTGCTCTGCTCCGAAGTGTAGATAGATCAGTTGCCATATTAGGTTCCTACAATAAAAATTTCACACTCAGCGGCAGAACTAGAAGTCAGCGTCAATCCTTCCTCTGGAACAGCATCAGGAATAACAAGAACTCCACCACCAGCAATAAGCTGAGAGTTCTTCTCTTGAGAATAAATTGTTATGGTTGCACCATCATCTCTTGCCGTAAGTGCTTCACTCGGAGCAACAGTGATTGCTGTGGCGGTTGTAGAGCTAACAAGAAAAGTGCTGTTATTTGCAGCGTCAGTAGCTCCTGTAATTCTAACATAGCCACCTTTTACAACATCGACAGCCGAATCGGTAAAGTCCGTCCCGCTGCCATCTTCCGTAATTGTATCACCAGTTGCGGCATCTGCAAAAGTCAGAAGATTCGCATACGAAGCACTGCCTCTTGCATTATGCCAAACAGCCCTAACGGTATTGCTGGCATGGGTATTCTTGATGACGATACTGGTTATGCTGCTAAAGTTAGACAAGGAGACAGTCGTTCCCCCGGTGTCAACCTCTAGCTCCATGTGTGTATATTCATCAGGAGTCAGTGTATAGGATGCTGGCTTAAACTTGGTTTTCGGAGAACTGTAATCCGAAACCTTAGAATAGACGCCTTTGACTTCCAGCTTTGCAAAATCTGCCATAGCTATTCCTCCATGTCATCAATGCACAGATGAATCGCATCTTTCAGAGCCGACGCAAAACCTTCTTCGTCTTCATTCTGAACAGCCTCATAAGCTTCCGAAGCTGCCTCAGAAAATGCCTCGTCATAGTCAGATCCTTCTTCGTGCTCTTCTTCTTCGTAATCTTCTTCGCTCTTCTTGCCCTTTTTCGACTTCTTGCCGCCAAGCATGATAGCTAGAACATTTTCTTTCTTAGCCATGAAACTCTCCAAGTAAAAAAACAGAGGGGCACTAGGCCCCCCTGCTAAGTTTTTAG